CTGGGTATGCCAGGAACACTCCTAACTGCCCTGGCATGATTCCAGAAGGTAGGTAGTTATCAAATCCTGGTAGGCCAGTCTTGATGCCAATGTGCCCAAGTTCTTGCTGCTTCTTTACATTTTCAAAGTAAGCGATTGCAGACTCTAGATCTGTAACATCAATATCACGAATTGCAGATGTATTCTTTTTAAGTTCTGAGGTTTTTGTAATTAAAGTTTCTAGTGCTTCTGTTCCATGGCCTCCTTGAACATCTGATGCTGCGGATCTTAGAATATCTTTTAGGCTATCGTTTAAGTATTCAACCTGAAGTTCTGCAAGATGATGCTTTGTAGAACCAACATCCTTAATTGGCTCAAAATCTCTAAACTTTTCTACAACTAGGGATGCTGGAGGGACTGATGCATTTTGTTCTGAATAGACTCTGATAAAATTCCAAATATCTCCGTGGGTTCTTAGGAGAGAGTCAATATTGTTTTGCAATAGAACATGGACTTGCTTATCTTGAAGAACAGCCGAAAGTAGTTTTGCCTCTGTGTTATTCACTTAACCACTCCTTAGCCATTACTCTTCGCTCCATTCTATCTTTTTGATCTTGGTCTTTGTCTCTTTTTGATTGTAATATCTTTTCTGCATTATATGCGAAATGATTCCAACTTGGTGTCTGTGCAATTTTAAAATAGTACTCTAGTAAATCATAGCATATAGAAATTCCATATGACTCAACAAGTGCATCGGATGCCCATTGCTCAACATTTAGATTCAGTGATGGCTTTGATTCGTACCTTGCTGTATGATACTTGCTGTATCTTGAAAGCAAAGCCATTCGGTCTTTGCGTTCTGCCATTAGGACTCTTCGGCCTCTGACTGTGCCTCTTTAATTTTTTCTGTAAGTTTATCTTCTACAAACTTATAAACTCTTTCAAAAGCCTGATCTGTATTTTCACCGTCTCTCTTATTATCAATTACTCCAAGATCCAATCTTAGTGATTGAAAATTTCCTAGGTTAAGTGTGTATCCTAATGTTACTGATACCTTTGTCTCTTCTATCATTACCCCTCCAAGGGACTAGTTTATAGATTCACTCCAAATTGGGATAAATCTTCCATCTTCAGTCTTCGTATACATAAGTATACCATCGCCCATTCTGCGTGTCAACTCTTGCTTGCTGGGCGTAATATCATTTGTTATTAAATTATCTTTTCGTGGTCTGCCAATGTGGTGTGTAGCAAGTATATCACGTATCTCTCTTACTTGGGATTCTGAGTAATAGGATCGTACTTGCCATCCTCTGTCCCCGCCTTTTTGTGATCCCGTAGGAAATGGAATGACTCCTCGTTTCATTAGTGATGGCATATACTTTTTATGACGATTAACTAAATCAGCAGTCTGTCCAACTGTGTATGCTCTCTCTCTTTTGTTTTTAAAATCACTAACTAAGCAACTTTCAATTTGATCTTTAGTAATATTATAAACAGACATAATTCCATTAGATTTATTAAGATGATAAACTCTAACAAGGTCTCCATTTAAAAACCAGACCTTCTTATTTCCTTGTATTACAGGGGACTGATTGTAGCCTTCGCTCTCAATTGTTCCTTTTTTAGTAGCCATCTTCCCTCTTTAGAATTCTCTGGTGGATTTAAAAATCTTCTATTCCCACATGTCAAACAATATACTTCTAGGTGATTAATAGAACTAAAAGTTCTATCTATAAACATTCTTGATTTGCATTTTGAGCATGTCAACATTAAATAGGTATTCCAACTATAAGTAAATTTACACCTATTGTGGCCTCACCAGTGGTATTAAATTTTACTACGCCTTCAACTTTTGTTGTGGTGACTGGCTTTAGAATAACCGATACATTTTTCCCTGCTGGAGTATTTGTAACATTTACTGGTGTGGCAGTTACTATTGGAGCAAATTTAAAATCTGAAAAAGGATAAGAAAATGAAACCTCGTCACCAGCATTCTGGCTTGAGTTATTTGTTACATCTACATATCCACCAATAATCTTAGCATCTGATGTTTTAACGCTTTGCTTTCCTGCGCCTTGAGTGTCAACAGTTACATACTTGTATGTTGAACTAGTTACTGATGTGGAAAGTGTATTGATAGCATTAACTATCTGTGAAATTGTGGACACATCTAGAGGCTGGCCTCTTTCTGGAACATTTAATATAGCCATATTATAATTATACCACTAAAACGCCAGTGGTGTGCTCTCAAATAAAGTTGCTATGGCATATCTCTTTTTTGGAAATGTTGGGACTTGAACAGCAATTTGAAAAGTTGCAGCACCTTGTTTTTTTATAACGGTATAGGTGTTTGTTAGTACAGATCCGTAGTATTTCCAGTACCCTGTCGGATCAGTATCCCATCTAATATAAATATCAAATTGTGACTTTAAGTCTTCAGTTGGGGACCAGACTGTAGTCATGATATTCCCATCTGTATTTGCAACGTAATAAGGAATATCATCTACCTGTGTGACCGCAACAGAGTGTGTAGGTGACCAATGTGAAAATCTGTTTCTATCTTCTGATACTATCCTATATCTAATTTTATAAGATGAAGTCTCTCCATTAAATTCTGGTAGGTCTTTTTTTAAAATAGTAACTTTTTTTATTCCAGGATCTGGAGTTGGCATTATCCTACGTCCATTCCAAATCTAAATTCAATAAAACTTGTTTTATTTGCAGACTTAACAATTGTTTTTGAATCATTGTTTTTAATTACTGTATATCCAGTCAAACCGTATAGTGGATTAGAGATATCTTTATTCTCTAAGCGTAAAGCATCTAGACCTATATAAAACTGAGATGATGTTGTTAGTCCATCAATAATAGATGAATAAATCTTTACAGTGTTTACAGAAGACCAACTAAAACCAGCACTACTCTTATACATATCCTGTAATTGTTTTGTTATAACAATATATCTATTATTTTCAAAATCATAAGAGTCTAAAATAACCTCAAACCTTGCCCACTCTCCTTCTCCAAATACGCTTGAAGAAGAAAACTCTACAAGAATCCTAACCTTGTCTGGGAAAATTGTTGGATCGGGATCTTTATTGATAACAGAAAAAGCCAACTTTAATTCATCTGTTGGAGCATTCTGTGTAAAATTTAATGACTCAGAGCCAAGAAGTATCGGTGAGCCACTTTGTACATCTAAGTGCTCGCCATCAAGAACTAGTTCTGATGAATTTCCACGCATCATTATTATTCTATTTAAAAATCTACATCTTTCATATCTTGCAACTCTGTCTACGTCTGTAAATATTCTGTTATCTGAATTAGTTTTAAATATAGGGTGTGTAACAGTTATGTGGTTATTTCCTTGATCATCTACTCCATCATTTCCAGCATCAAGAGGGCCAGCAACAATAGGTATTTCTCCAAGACCTGGACTAATAACCCAATTTTTTGTATCATCAAAAGCAAAAACTGTCTTGCTATCATTTGACTTTGCAGATGGGTTAGATCCTGCGGACCAAAGACCAATCTCAGTTATTTCGTATCTTTCTTCTGTTGGAAGTTCTGCTGTAAACACAACCTTTGTCTGATTGTTTTCTGTTACATAACCTCTAGATGTTATTGGTACACGAAACATTTCAAAGTCTAAAGATTGTTTTGTAGAAAATTCTGCCTTGTCCTCTGAAGAAAAATCATAGGTTAACTCTTTAGGCTGTGGACCACAGCCAATTGCTATGTATGAGGCGTACGCTGGGGCTTGCCCAATTAAATACTTGCCTATTATGCTTTTGCCACTATTAGTTATCATTATTCATTCACCTCATATATTGTACCATTAAATACCGTGCCAGTTGTCAGGATCTCTACATCTACTTGCTCGTTTTTGTCCATGTTTATTAAGTTTATTATCAAGTTTCCAGTGCTCTCTTCAATATATACGATCTCTCCATTTGGGCCTGTTCCTACATTAGGAACTCTATTAGAAAACTTAATTGGAAAGTTTTTAAATATTGTGTCCGATGTATCCTGAAGACCAAGGATATTGTTTGGGTTATACTGAAAGAATATACTGCTTATATTTTTTATTGGCTGATATAGAATATTCTGTCCATTGATTAAATCATTTCTAGATATGTTGATTAACTCTGTTCCACCTATATCTTCAAAGATTAGGTCTGTCATTATTTCAATTGGTATTAACTCATCATTAAAAACTTTTAAATCTGGGGTTGCAATTTTTACTGGATCTGCTGCTTTCGTAGTTTGAGAGTTTGGGACATTTGGGGTTGCGTCAGTCATTATGCCACCTCACTTAAAAATACAACCATGCTTGGACCCATAGAGTCTTTAGAGTAACTTATATTGTAAACAACAAATCTTTTATCTACTGATCCAACTTTGTCTATTCCATTTTCAATATAGTCTACTTTTACTATATCTCCTAGTTGTACTGTAGGCATAGAAAATACTTTAATACCCAATGATTTTCTGGGCTTCATAATTTTACCAATCATCCACTCCATTAATTCATTTGCTGCATCTTGTGTCTGTACATACGGAGTCTCTAGATTAAACTCTTTAGTTCCATACGTCATTCGACTAAGTTTTATATCTTGGTATTCTTTTGCAACTTTGTTCGGATATGAAACCAAAAGACCATTTTTAAAATCTGGATTAGATGGATCGCTATTTTTTGAGAAGTAGTCATCAACAGTCAAAGAGTTTTGATTTTCTTGAGTAAAAGTTATTCCCTGAATTCTTAAATAGTTTCCCGATGATGCATCTAGGCTTAGGGCTTGGTCTGTTGCATTAAAGACCATAAACTCTGCTCCATAGGCTCCTGCTCTAAATCCTGAAACACTATACCCCTTTATTCTATTAAATGTTGGAGAAAGTTTTGCAAATATTGCTGGATATGCTTTGTCATATTTAACATTAAAAGTTGATGCCTCTCTCATGATTGTTCCAAACTCATCAAAGTAAACATTGTACTGTGGTGGCGAAGACTGGTCTACACCGCTTAGCATAGTTCCTTGGATTATTCCAGACAATGCGTATTTTCTAAATGATTCATTTGTATCTATTTCGTCTGGATCAAAGATAGAGTTAAATGGGGTATTTAATTCTGCTGATGTGTTTTTACCAGATGTAGTTTTACTATAGTTATTTGTTATAGCATATATATTTTCAAACATGATTCTTGATGAGCCACGAGTAAACAAAGCCATATTGTTGTATGTCGGTAGTGGACTTGTATCTTCAACAGTTGTAATTAATTTACCATTTATATACAGGAAAAACCTCTTACCATTTGGTATGTTTTCATACTCTACTGCAAGATCATAAACTGTAACAACCTGATCTGTAGTCATTCTGCTTTGACCAGTAAAATTTCCATTGTCTACAACAATTTGTCCTAAGCCTTCCCATAATTTTACAGGTATTGCCTCAGTGGTTCCAGACTTTTGCATTACTTTGTAAAAAATTAAATTGTTAACATTTGTATTTTCCGTAGTTGTGCTTACGTCTGTTGTGCCCAATGCAACAATTTCAAAGTAATATCCATTGTTATTGGATGGATTTAGCATTACCCCTATGCCACCAGAACCACCAGAAATACTGATATTTTTATCTGGCGTATCCCCTGGTATTGTGTAGTATGTTGTTGAGCCAACTGCTGTTTGCACTGTACCACTAGAGTTTTGCAGTCTACCAACGATTCTCATTCTTGCTCCAAAATGCTTAAACTTATCTGTAAGTGGCTTATAAACATATGAAATAAAATCAACTGGTGTCTCAGTTGTTGTAAAAGATGGGCCACTCATCACAAGTGCTGAAGACTGTATTGATCCAGTTTCGGTAGATCGTTTTGACTTTATATCTGACTCACTAATATATTGAGAAGATAAGAAATTTCTAATAATTCCATTCCTTGTTGTTTTTTTAGCAAGGGTATTATCTATTCCTGCTGGCCCAACCACAAGACTTAAATCTTTTGTCGCTTGACCTGGGTACTCAAGTTGTGGTGTGTTAAACAAATACTTTGATTGCATAGTACATCCACGAACATTATTGTCGTCATACCAGTAAGGGTTTAGTCCTGCACTATGGCTTACAATGGTTGTACCAAACTGCCCTCTTCCGTGCTTTGCAACTTTACCGTTCTTAAGTTTTATAACACCCAAAACTTCTTCATAGTTTGGCTCTGCATAAATTCTAACTCTTCCAGTTGGATAAATTTTACCGTTAAAAGAAATCTCAGAAAAATACTTTTGATATTCCTGAACATTATTGATCCAAACATTTCCAACTCCAGAGATGTTGTATTCTACTGCGTCAAACCTAATAATTTCTCCACTTGAATAAAAGTAACCACTATATCTTGTTATCCAGTACACTCCTTCTCCAAGATCTAGTATGTTATTTTTAATTTGATTATTTGCAACGTAAGGAATAACATCTGATAAATCGGAGTTTAAAGGTATTGCAGATAACATATAACTTGATCCGTTTCCAACTTCATTATTTATAGACTTTGTATTTTCTGTTCCCCCTACTTCCCAAAGCAACACTGGCTTATATATCCAGGTCTTATCGTTATCAATCATTGATGCTTGTTTAATTGAGCCGTAAGATCTTTGTATGTATCTTGAGGTATAGTTTATCTTTCCACCATTATATACGTTATTATCTTGAGAAGAGATTTCAATTATGTTTGCCAGTTTAGTTGCTGTTAGACTATTGCCGTCATTGTCAATTGTTTTATTTTTGTAGACTGATGTGCTTTCTAAATCTACTGATCCCCTTAGGGTTATGTCAGTGCTTCTATCAGACTCTGATGGTAACATATACTTTTTACTCATCATAACAAAATTATTGTACTCATCTAAGAACATTGCTGTTTGTGTTGAAACAGCAATATCTTGTAGAATCTCAGCAACAGATTTATCTGGAGGAATAAAAAAGAAAGGAATTTCTAATTCAGTTTCTTCAGGAACTCTTTTGAACATATAGTTTGAAAAACCAATAGAATCAAGAAGTATGGATACTGCAGTGCTTGTTGACACATTTGTTAAAAGCATTTGTGGGGCAGTAAGTGAGTCAAAATAAAAATATAGGTCTTTTAAATCTAAGTCTACACTTTTATCTTTATTGTTTAACTTAGGGAAACCACTACTATACATTGTTTTTATTGGAACATAGTAATCATAACCATTTACATCTACAATTATTTCATAAAGTTTTACTTGCATATGTCTAGTTACATAGTCTTTTATTATACTTAAACTATTGTTGTAATTAAAAGCATCGTCATAATCAAACAATGATAAAGATCCAGTAGAGGTGAGTAACTGACTAACTGGCAAACCACTTACACCTAAATCTGATGCAGCCTTTTGCACATCAAAAGCAACTGTTTTATCAGTTAGGTTTGCTGAAAGTCTTGGAGATATTTCAATTAAATCAAATATGGCGCTGTCTTTTTGCATAGTTTCTACAACTACTCGTATGCCAGAGAAATACTCAAACTCTCTATACTTAATAGAGCCATCTACAGGACTTATAAAACTAGGTGGTGCCGTAAGGTCTGTAGCAAAGTTTGTCAACCTATCAACAGTTTCTTCTTGTAGGTACCATCCATAATCTGGAGTAAAGGTTTCATACCCCGAAGATTCGTCAGTCCATATATAAAACTGTCCAACGCTTGTTGCATCTGGAGCAATTAAATAAGCATATCCATTTTTAGATTTTTTTGGCAGTGGACTTGTTGATGGATATGTCTCAGCATAAACAAATATATCTTTGTATTTTTCTGGAACTTTTAATCCGTATGCAAGTTCAACGTATCCGTCAGATTTTACAATTTCGCTATTATCTTTTCTTCTTGAAGATTCATTAAAAGAAATGATATCTGACCAACTATTATTTTTTAAATACTGAATCTTCCATCTTACTGGAGTCGTTCCATTCTTAACTCCATAGTATGGATCACTAGATAGTCCTAAATTTATATCCCCAATATTTGTTTGCATTTTTACAACTACTCTGTTTGCTGGCATTGAATTTTTATATACTACAAATGGGGCAACATCGTCAATAGCATACTGTCCGTTAGATGGCTTTGATATTCCTCTTTCTCCATCTTCGTATCTGTATGAAGACCAATATTTAAATAAATCATTTTTGTCAGACATATAATATCTTGGTCTTCGTGCCATATTAATATTTGCATTATGAAGCCAAGAAATATCTTTTGTGTCCGTATACCTTGCTTTGTTAATTCCTGATCTTGGTCTAAAAGGCTTAAAGCACTCTTCTAAAGAATATAGCATTTCGTTTTTAGAAT